CATTACTTCGCGCTGGATTACTTAACGGTAGTTTTATTCCAGCTAAGGAAATTCGAGAGTTTCGTGACCTCACTCGTTACCGCAAAAGTGTGATTCGCGATATTACTTCCCAGAAGAATAGAATTGAGAAATTTTTGCAAAGCTCAGGTTTTCGACTTTCCACCTTTATCTCTGATATATTTGGTGCATCTGGACGAAATATTATAAACTGTCTCATTGATCATGGACAAATTAATAAATCACAACTTAATGAATGCCTAAAAACAAAGACACGCAAAAAGATAGATGAAATTCTCATTGCAGTGAATGGAACTCTATCTGTGCACCAAAGAAATTTCTTAAAAATGCTAGTATCTCACTTAGATGTTTTGAACTCTCACCTGAAAGATGTTGAAGTATCAATCACTGCAGAAATAAATCAATTTTCCTCTGCAACAGCAACTTTATGCAGTATTCCAGGTATTGCTGAAACCGCCGCAGCTTCTATTATTGCTGAAATTGGAGTAGACATGAGCTGCTTCAAGACAGCTGAACATATTTGTTCTTGGGCAGGGCTTAGCCCTGGTAATAATGAAAGTGCAGGTAAAAAAAAAGACTTCTGTAACCAAAGGTAATCCTTATATAAAAAGTATGCTTTGCGAAGTTGCGTGGGTTATCGCTGGTAAAAGGAATACTTATCTTTCATCATGGTATTGGAGATTGAAGCAAAACAAAGGTGCCAAAAAATCCACTATTGCTTTAGCCCGAAAGCTGCTTGTAATTATCTATACGATGCTAAAATCAGGTACAGTTTATGATGACTCTAATTTTGATCAGCGTAGAAAAAATTGTGAACAAAAGCGTATTTCTCGTTATATTTTTGAACTGCAAAAATTAGGCTTCCACATTGAGGCTCCAACTGAATAATTAATTACTACATCTTCTATTCATCTCTTTTTTGACAGGCGATGCCTGCCTTAGCTTTGCTATGCACATTTTAACCCTAAATCCTATCAAATTGTCAATGTACAGATGTTACTAACTTTTATTTTCGTAGCAAAGAACATTTATATATTTAGATTTATTGATTAATTCATCTAAATTTCATTTTACGTATTACTCACACGTCTTTTAACACCTTTAAATCAATACTTGGGTACCTCAACTTAAACTGCTTGTATGTCCTTTTCCACTGCTCGGACTCATACCCTTTAGTATCCTCAACTTCACAACTTCCATCATTGTGCAATACTAAAAAATCAGCACTATATGTTATTGCCTTTTCCCCACTGCTGCCTTCCTGAAGAACAAACCTTGGCTGAGTTATAAATCCAGTTATTTCTCCAGAATAAAACAGGATCTTCAACTGGCAGTACCTTTTCATTTCTAACTGACTCCTAAAGTACAAGCCATCATACCAAACACCTTTATTTTTGTATTTCTGAACATTTATCTTTGGCTTTTCTAGCTTCTGTCCTCTCTTTTTCTGATATGCTTCGTATTGCTCCTGGGTCCAATTCATCCATCACCATTCCTATCTGATTTCCAAACTTTATAGGCTCTGCATTTTTTATAATTACTGACTTATTCATACATTCACCTTCTATACCTCCATAACTTGAACATCTCCTATACAGAAATCAATATACTTAAAACTCTCTCTGCTATTTTTTCTTTGTATTACCACAAACCACTCTGTTTTATCTACAACAGTATCTCTTACAGTTCTATATTTATTGCACCCTATGTTTATATAAGCTCCATGAGTAAATCTTATTTTTAGCTTTATCTTTTGGTCTTTTTTAAATAACTTGGCCACCTTTTTAACATTTTCAATAGAGCAATATCGACTTCTTACCTCTGCTGATGACTTACGGGATTTCACCAAATCCATTTCAGATCCAATCATGTTTACAAGCGTTGGGCTGCAGCCTACCTATTCCATCTAAACTAATACCGGTTTTAAAAGAACATAGATTAAAACAAAAACTAGAAAAAATGAAAGCTGGCAATTCTTATGAGGATAATAATCTTGTTTTTGCCACTGCCCTTGGAAAATCTACAGATGCAAAAAATTTATTTAGAAGTTATAAAAACTTATTAGTAAAAGCTAAAATAGAGCATAAAAAATTTCATTGTTTAAGACATACCTATGCTACAAAGTTATTTGAGGCTGGGACTCCTCTAAAAACTGTCCAAGCTTTACTTGGACATAGCAATATAGAAACAACAGCTGATATTTATACTCATGTGATGCCAAAGCAAAAAATCAATGCTGCAGAAAAGTTAAATAACATTATATAAATAAATTGAAATATTACTAATTCTATAGTAGTAAATTCATATAAAATATACACCTATCTATAGTCACCTAAAACTTATGTGGGAAAAATGTGGGAAACTAAAAAAATAAGAGCTTTTGAAATCCTTCAAAACACTCTTATTTAGCCATTTGGTAGTCCCTAGGAGAATCGAACTCCTGATTTTATTTTTAATATATTACAATTATATATGATTTTCTGAAAACCCCCAATTATAAAGGCTTTCTATCTATAATAGAATATTGTTATATGCATCAATCTAAAACTATGGTGTAAAAATGGTGTAAATTTAACACATCCATACCTGTTGATAATACTTAATTTAACACATTTTCTCCACTATAAAATATAATATTCTTTGATATGTATATGTAACTTATGTGTTAAAAGCATTATTGCTGAACATGGGAATTCAAATACATATACATTAAAAGAATGCAATTATTTGTCAAAAGAAGTTATTTTATATCATTATTTGTTTCAAATTTTTGCTATAAAATTATTTTATTTCTATAAATTAATTTTATTTCCATACGATATATTAATTAAGTGATAATTATGTTATTTTATAATGAATGGGAGAATTTACAATGAAATTTAAAAAAATTATGTCACTTACTTTTGCTATTCTTTTAATGGCTGTTACTTTTACAGGTTTTACACCTCAAAAAGTTTCTGCCGACAGAGCTCCTGTACTAACTTCTCTTGAAATTACTGGTTACTCATGGCCAGAGCTTTATGGACCTGAAAGATATGGACAATATTATCAAAAAAAATACGCATCTTCAGTTTCAGTTTCAGGTAGTACTGTTTATATACTTACAACACAACTAGGAACTAGTAATGGAAATTATTATTATGTTGATGGAAAATATGTTTCACATACTATTATAAATACATCTTATATGTCAAATCCTTATACTAGAATTGTATATGGATATAACAATGTAGATGCAATTGAAAATTTAACTCCTGGCAAACATACTATAGAAGTATGTGCAGATTCAGCAGTTCCAACTCCATCTCCTCATTTTGGTTATCCATCATTTAGCGATACCATTACCCTTAATATTCAAGCAAATAACTCAAATGCTAGTAGTACTAATATTATCAATGCATCTAATATTTCAAAATTACTAAAATAATTAGGAGAGGTTCACATGATAAATTTAAATGGTATCAATATAAATAAATATAATTTTAATGATAAAATTAGTAAGAAGAATAACTCTAACTCACAAGACTCAGAAGTTTATGATTTTAAGCCTACATCTACTGGTGATAAACATATACTTGACGAAATAAATAATGAGACAGACCCTATAGATAAGCAAGAAGATTTACTTTTATATGCACATTTAAAAAAAGCTGGTATAGATTTTAAAAACTCTTCTTCATGGGAACAGGAAAAAAGTCGTGTCTCAGGTTTTCCACCACCAACAGCTCCTGGATATATAAGACAAGCATTTAGAGAAGCTCTTTTAAATGTACCTGAAAATGAAGGAGCTAATATTGCTTTTGATTTATCATGTGAGTATAATATGTACACCTCACAAAATAAAGCAGGAAATCCTAATAGCATTTCTTTTTATAATGACTTTATTAAATATGCATCACAATGTAATGACTTTAATAGCAATTTATTAGGAGAAGATGTATACAAATATACAAAAAAATTATTAAATGATTTTTCACTAAACTTACAAAAATCAACTACAAGTAAATAGTAAAAGTAAGAAATGAGCCTAATCAAAGCTAGGCTCATTTCTTTTTTAGTTATCATAATTAAATGTTACTTTAAAATATTCATGATTTTATTATGATAATACATATCTATTTCACTAAAATGCTATTATAAAAATAGTAAAAGTATAACATAAATTTGAATTATATAGTATATTTTTTGTCCAGTTTATAATATAATAATAGGGTGAGTGAATTACAGGAAGCTGTATATATTCACAAAACTATGTCATGCATGAAAAAACTTATATGAGCAAGTAGCTTTTAGCCGAAGTTACTTGCTAATTTCTTTTTTAGGTTTATCTACACCAACTCTAACATCATTTAAAACTTTATCTTTTGAAACACTTGTCTTACTTTCAAACAACATTTTAATCTTATCTTGTTTATAACAGAATACTGATAAAATACACAAACTTGATACTTCAGTTATAGAAAGCACTATAATGCACAAAAAGAAAAAGCTCATTCATATTACCTCCTCCCATTGTGTCAACCCATTATACCTGCAATCCACTCATATAGCATTTACGGGAGAAGGTAATTTGCATAACATGATTTGCTGCTATTAAATACATTATATCACAGCACACCATAATTATGGTAAAATTAAAAAATAATAATTTATGAATTTATTGAAATTTTAAAACTAATTAAATTATATCGAAAAAGATATGCATAACTGAGGATTGATCTAAGTTCTATATATAATTATATGCTATTACCTATTGAATAAATTCCTATTTAATGCTATTATTTTACTAATAAATCCATATCTTGACAAATAATAATAAAACCTGTGTCCTAATTTAGAGCACAGGTTTTTGCTATATATTTATTTTAAATTTTGCTCATATGCTTGAATCATTTTCTTAACCATGTTTCCACCTATAGATCCAGCTTCTCTGGAAGTTAGATCTCCATTATAGCCATTTTTTAAGTTTACTCCAACTTCTTTAGCTGATTCCATTTTAAACTGATTTAATGCTGCTTTAGCTTGTGGAACTACTGGTTTGTTACTATATGACATAGTACTCACTCCTTTTTTATAGTAAACTTTACTGGTTATATTTAAAGTTTATGCATTACTATAAAAATTACTCTAGGTAATTTGATAAACATTTAGTAATATTTATACATATATATTACAAATTTATAATTTTCCAGAATAGTTTCCACTCTAAACTTAAAGTTATTTCTATGTATGTTATAATAATTATCAAGAGAATAAAATGTTTTTAGTTAGTCATCCCCTGGGATTTATCTCTTACAAAGAGGTCGTTGCGGTTAATTTGACAGCATAGGGGGTGACGAAATGAATGCCTATGTTATTATTGTTTCCATAGTATGCATAACAACAACAGGTATAGTAATAGGAACAACAGTAATTTTTGCTATACTAGCATACTTAAAAGAGAAAGCTATACTTAAACACAAGAATAATTTTAAAGATAACAATAATGAAATTTCTATTACCGTTGATGATGATAGAAATAATCATTCAAAAAATTAAAATGCACCCATCCCATTGAGTGCACTTTGATTAATTAAAAACAATCTGATTTAAAAAACCGTAACGGCTTCTTTTAAAATTATTATATCACATTTTATGTTTTTTAATCGTACTTTTTCAATAATAACGGTATAAAAATAGCGAGTATAAATCACAAATACTGAGTACTCTATAATTATCTTCACAAATAAAAGTAAAAACAAAACCTAGAACAGTTTTCATTATAGGTTTTAAATTATTATTGAGCTGTATTTGATACGTTCTGTTCAATAGAAATATTGTCTAATTCTTTGATATCACCTACCACATCAGCAACATCTTTACTTGCATCATAGGCCGGAGCTAAAATTTGGCTGCTCTTTACTTCTAAATTATGCCATCTGACCTTCGTTATAAATGGATTTCTTTCACAACTTTTTAACAGTGATAAAGTATATGCATGGCTTATTGAAGTTCTAGCAAGTCTCTGAGCGCTATAATCAATTGTTTTTGAGGTACCTGGATAAACCTTTTTCCAATTCCAATCTTTTTGTGCATCCGGATTTACATATGTCTGAAGATCTTGTGCTAATTCAATAGCACTTTTCTTTTCAGCTATACCCTTTTGAATTATTTTATCTATGTCAGCATTTACTTTATTGCCAGTCCACCATATTCTCTTAGAAAGTCCTCTACCATCTTTGTATATATTGCCTTTAACAAGTTCATCTACTACATCACTAGGTACTTGGGAAAACATACTTGTAAATGACTTACTCATTCCTAATCCATATCTCATATTAATCTGCTCAAAGAAATCTATTTGTATTGCTGTTGCATATTCAGCGCTACTTTTCATGTTTTCTTCAAATCATCTTCTTTAGCCCATCTCCAACGGTATTTATCTTCTTTAGAATTACAGCTTCCAACTCCTTCTGTAATCTTCTGTCCATTCTTTTTCAATATACATTTGATGGTATATGCAAATATCCCTTTTTCGTAATCCTCAATTTTTTCCATAAAATCATATTCACTTGTAAGTCCCATTAGCATAAGTATTTTTTCTGCTACCGGTTTAAGAAGGGTGGGCTTTGTAGCCCCACCTATTTCCCCATAATCATGGTCTTTCTTTAATGTCTGATGAATGATTGACTGAAACTGTGCTATCTTACTAAGGGTATTTCTAATTTCTCCTATTTCCATACTATCTAATAAACTTACAACTTGATTTTGCTGTAATGCTATAACATTTGACATTCTTTACTCCCCCTATCTAATTCTTAAACTTGTACCCTGTTTTATCTCTGCACCATCTATCTTTATATATCCTGCTTTAAATCTGTCAGTATAGCTTTCTTGTCCAATTTAAAAGGTTGAGGTACTCTATACTTTTCTGGAATAGCATTTTCATCTAATATGTTTACACTAGGAGCATTCTTCTGAATTGCAAGAGTAAACAACACACCTTTAATTTTCTTCTTTCCAGTAACTTGCATTTGCTCATAAATATAATTCTTTAATCCTTTTATTCTGTTTTTCATAATTTTTTCTCTTTCCTGAAGCCTTCTGATTTCTTTCTCAATTCCTTCTGTATCTGAATCCATGGAGCTTATAATTTTAGCTACATTCTCTACTTTTAAATCAAATTCTTCACCTATATTATCAAGAGCCTTTTTTATTTCTCCATCTGGTAGCTCTGGATTATCTAAAAGTACCTGTATGTTTTTATACCTTTCGCTTATTTCATATAACTTTGACATTATCTATTCAACCTCCATTTTCTTTAAAACATTATCTATAAGCCTATTTTGGTTCTCTGCTATATCTCTAAATCCTTTGTAATATCCTTGTTTATAATCATCATCATTCTTGCTAACATCCTCTAGATATGACCTAATATGAATATTGTTGTTGTTTTTAATGCTCTTCAAAAATCCTATAAGTACATATTTATCTACAGTGTCTTTAGGATATACTTCCTCCATTTCTATCACTCCAATTTGATTTTTTCCCCATTTTCATATAGAATAGGAATAGATTTATAAATTTCTTTTGGTCCTTTGGCAGAGGGCCTTTTTTATTTTTGTAAAGTTTCATTATTATAGAGTTCATCACCATCAATATCATATTTAACCTTATCTACAGCCTCCTTATATCCATAGTTTTCATCTTGGACTAAATGCTGTATTTCAGATATTTTTCTTTCAAGTACATTCATTGATTCACCTTCCTTTCAAACACTTGTCAAGACCTTAAAACTTATTCTTGCAATAGCAACCATTTGATTTAAACTTGTTCTTTTACCAAACTTGACACGATTTTCTCTTATATCATCCGTAGTTATTTTTAAAACTTTCTTAAACTCTTGGTCTGTTACTTCAATGCCTCCATTCTCAAATAATTGTTTTATCATCATTTTTTCCTCCTTCCTTTAATACCAGCTTCCATCTTTTAAAATATGCAGCCAGTCACCATCACTTAAAATAACTTTAAGATACTTACTGCCCATTCTTTTTACGAAAGTTGGTGCATGATCCTCTGGATGCTCCCAAGACTTATAAAATTTCTTACAAAACCTTTTAAAAAGTTCTTTGTCTTTAGCATCCAATTTGATGTACCCCTTTGCATCTTCTAAATTAAACACTTTTCGCCTTCTCTATAAACCACTTACCATGTAAAATTTCTTCTGCTGAAATTGCATTGTAATCATCGTCCATTAACTTGGAACTAGAACTAACGCCTGGATTATATGAGTATCTTTTACTTTCATATAGGCAATAAATTACTTTTCCATTCTCAAACGCTTTAAGAGCATCCATTACATCCACATGTTCGTCTACAAGCCTGAATCTACTTCTAATACTGAAGTTTGATAATATAGTCTCACCTTCTTGATTTACAATTCTGCCATCCCCATCTAATGCAATTACTGCTCCTTCATCCGTCCTATAAGATTCCTCACTAACAAATTGAAATTTTAAATTTGGATTTCTTTCGAGCTTGTCTATTGTCTGTTTTAACGTGTACTCTTGCATACGTTTTTTCCTCCTTTAATATCTAATTGGTTTTAATATATACAACCTCCTATAAAACTCTTTTTTCTTTTGAAATCTTATCAAGCCATTTATCAAACATTGTTCTATTAATAAGAAACTTAGAACCGACCTTAAATCTAGGAAAATCTGAATTAGGATTATGAGCTAGTTCCAAAATCTTGTCACGACCAATCCCACTATATTTAACACAACTATCTATAGTTAAAGTTGCTTTTTCATCAGTTTCTTTTTCTTTTGAAACCTCTTCCAGAGCTTCCTTTATAGCATCTTTAATTGTTTCTTTAAAATTAATGTTTTGCGGCATTTCCATAATTAAACTCTCCTTTCTTTCCAAAATTTTTCTGAACCCAAAGTTTTAATTCACGAGATTCTTTTTCAATTTTGTCTAATGTTTTAACAACATGATCTAACTTTGGTTTTTCATCTTCTGTAATAATTCCATCCTCTGTAATATCTAATAGCTCCTTTTTAACCTCATCAATGTTTTCTAGTGAAGATACAATTTGAATTGTAATTCTGTCCATTTCCAAAATTTCAATGTGTGGAACACTATGCTTTCCTATAGGACACTGCTCACAACAAAAATAATTTTCTAATTCAGGAGCGTTATAAATATCAGCCATCATTAAAATTTCTTCCGGATATGCACAGATACTATCAAGCTCTATTTGTGCAAGCCTTGTCCTATCAATTCCAATTACTTCTGCAGCTCCTTCCCTGCTGTTCAATTTGTCATTAGTAATAGCAGCCTTAATTCGTGCTTTATAATATACGTTGTCTGCTGCCTTCGTAGCTTTTCTTGGCATTCTTTTCACTTCCTTTTGTTGTTAAAATTAATATATAAAAGGATTTTTATATATTTTTGTAGAATTTTATCATCACTGAAAGGTGGTGATAGATTAATGTCTAAATTTACTGAAATACACATAGGTACTTCTACAGATGATCGTTTTGAAAGAAAACATAAAATTATTTCTAAGTATAAAGAATCTGTATCTAAAGAATTTGATTCTCTTTTTAAAACTGATGAAGAAAAAGCTATTGCTAATATTGCTTTAGAAGTTTCTTCAAGATTGCTATTTGAATATCTTAAAGAAGAAGCTGAATATGGTCGCTAAATATTTAAATATTTTTTTAATGCTTTTGTAAGAATTTTAGGATACTTAAGCTTTTTTTGTTTGATTAATTCTTTATATTCACTTCTGTCAAACAAAAACGCTAAAGCTTCACTAAATTCTTCTTGCTGTGCTTGAACTTGCCCTTCAAGTGCAGCTACCCTTTGCTCTAAATCTTTTACTTGCTGCTCTAACTGTTTGTCCATTAGCTTGCTACCTCCTTTAGAGTATTTTTGTTAACTTTTTTCACGTTTTTAGGCAAAATTATATACTTCTTATAATCTAACCCCTCTTGTTCACATAAAGCAAGTAATCCACCATAAAACTTAGCTCCAACTCTGTCACCATGATTTAGTAGCATAGATATTTGTGTTCTATCTACACCAATAGTTCTAGCAAAATTTGATTGATTTCCATTAAATTTTTCATCAATAAGTTAATGATGTTTCGTATGAAGAATTTATGAAAGCAGCAGGATATATTGATAGCAAAATAGCTCCTAGTTCTAAATTAGATACACCAGTTGAAAAAATTTCTAAATCATTAGATGATGATCCGGAGTTATCTGACTTCTGGAATGTATTGAAAGAAAGAGAAGATTTAAAATTGCTCTTCAAACAAACAAAGGATATGGCTCCTAACGATATAAAAAAAATAATTAGAATTATAAAGGCTATTGAAGATGAAGAAGACAGAAATGATGGTTAAATCATGGCTTCAAATTTAGTAAAATTAATTATTATATAGAAAGAAGATGATCTTATGAAAATTTTAATTAATTTAGTAGCCATTATTATACTTATAACCCTTTTAATAAAAATCACAGGTGTCATAATGCTTATAGGCCCTATAATAGCATTAGTTTATTTATATGCTAAAAACAATAAGTTCAAAAAATATTCCAAACTAAAAAAGGTGCTATAACAAGTTTATTATTAGTTATTATGCTGGGAGGTATGGGTATAACCTTCGGCAATAGCCCTGATACCCAATCTCCAACTACATCTACTAATACTACTCAATCAGCAACAACTGATAAAACTACATCACAATCTCAAAGTACTGATAGTACTAATGATAATACTAATAAAAATCCAACATCACAAAATGCTAACAGTCAACAAACCACTTCATCACAAAATAATACTTCATCATCACAAAGCAGTACCACACAAACGTCAAATACAAATCAAGTACAAAAAAATACAGATGAACAACAACAAAGCTCAAATACTAGTACAGATGATAATACTATAGTATATTATGTAGCAAATAGTAATGTATATCATTTCAGTAAATCTGATACCACATTAAGACGAAGCAAGCACATATTAACAATGACGCTTGGCGAAGCTAAATCTAAAGGAATGAGACCTTCAGAATCTAAAGCAGATCAATAATAATTAATATCAATCATATTAGTTATTTCACATTTTTATTATTAATTTGTAATTAGAAAGGATGACAGGATGGATATATTAGACAAGCCTTTGCTAAAGGCTCTTTTGAATGAGGATATTCCTTTTTATGAGGTTATGAATGCATTTGACATAAAAACTACTATTGCCTTTAATGTTCCTTCAAATACGTTAGGCTTTGTTTATCTAAGCAGACGTGGAAATTATCACCTCATGTTGAATGGTAATGTAAACTATGAAACTCAATGTCATGTTTTCATACATGAAGTTAAACATATAGTTAATGATATGCCTAAAACAGGTTATATCATAGGACTAGACATGCAGCATACATATATGGAGCAATCTGCTGATATTGTGGCAGAGAAGTTATATAATTCCAATAACATTTAGCAATTGTAATATTTTATGTAAATCAATTAGCTAATTATTATAGCGTTCCTGAACAACTGATCAAATATAAATTTAATAAATAGAGTTAACTGATTTATTGAGAAAGGAATTTATTTATGGAACAGAATAAAAAGACAAATAAAAAAGGTTATGATTATTTAGCTGTTGGAATAAGTTTGGGTATTTCATTTGGAGTATTATTCAATAATCTTGCTTTAGGAATATCAATTGGCGCTGCTTTAGGAATAGCTTTGAGTAACAATAAAACAAAATAGCATTACATATAGAATTTGGACATGTAATGTACTTATATGGGACAAGCTGCTTATGTTATGGCATGCATGTTTGATGTGTATGAGGAAAGGAGAGCTATAATGAGTGATATACGTAATTGGGGTTTGATTGGATATGAAATGCTTTCTGTTTTAATTCCGTTTTTTATCACATATGTGATTCTACATGCAGTATTTAAAAAAGATAAAATGAGAAATAAAAAAAGATTTTTAATTTGGAATTTTATTTTTGCACTTTATATTTTTGGAGTTCTACATTTTACGGGTGCTGGAACATTATATAATATTAAAATGTATGGATTCAAA